CGCATTAAGACACCTAAAGTTGGTGGTATCTTTAAGAAGCCTAAGAACAAGGCACAGCGAGAGGGCCGTGAGCCTTGCGAACTGGATACCCGTGAGTACGTTGCTGGTGCTCCATACACTCCTGTAGAGCACGTAGTGTTTAACCCTTCGTCTCGTGACCACATCCAGAAGAAACTCCAAGAGGCTGGATGGGTCCCAACGAAGTACACCGATAAGGGTGCCCCTGTGGTTGACGACGAGGTACTCGAAGGAGTGCGTGTAGACGACCCTGAGAAGCAAGCCGCTATTGACCTCATTAAAGAGTACTTGATGATTCAGAAGCGAATCGGACAGGCGGCAGAAGGAGACAAAGCGTGGTTACATTATGTTCAAGATGATGGCAAGATTCATGGAGCCGTTAACCCAAACGGTGCTGTTACTGGTCGTGCTACTCATAGTTTCCCAAACCTTGCACAAATACCCGGTGTTCGTTCTCCTTACGGGGAGCAGTGTCGTGCTGCTTTTGGTGCTGAACATCATTTGGATGGTGTTACAGGCAAGCCGTGGGTACAAGCGGGGATAGACGCCAGTGGCTTAGAGTTGCGCTGCTTGGCCCACTTCATGGCTCGCTTCGATAACGGTGAGTACGCTCACGAGATTCTTAATGGTGACATCCACACTAAGAACCAGATAGCTGCCGAATTGCCTACCCGCGATAACGCCAAGACGTTCATCTATGGGTTCCTTTATGGTGCTGGTGATGAGAAGATTGGGCAGATTGTTGGTGCTGGTAAAGAGCGCGGTAAGGAACTCAAGAAGAAATTCCTTGAGAACACCCCAGCGATTGCAGCACTCCGTGAGTCTATCCAACAGACTCTTGTTGAGTCCTCGCAGT